TGATATTATTTTCATTGATTACCTTAATATATGTGCTTCCTCTAGGTATCGCGGAAACAGCACTGTCAATTCATATAGTTATATCAAAGCTATTGCTGAAGAACTTAGAGGGTTGGCTGTTGAAGCAAACGTCCCTATCGTTTCTGCCACGCAGACCACTCGTTCAGGTTATGGTAGCAGCGATGTTGAGCTCACTGATACTAGTGAGTCCTTTGGTTTGCCTGCTACTGCTGATCTTATGTTTGCCCTTATTTCTACAGATGAGCTTGAGGAGTTGGGACAAATTATGGTGAAGCAGTTGAAGAATCGATATAATGATCCTACAATGTATAAGAGATTTGTAGTTGGAATTGATCGTGCAAAGATGAGAATATTTGATGTGGATCAGAATATGGATGGTTCACCAGAAAAGGAAGAGCAGTATGAGCATACAGAATCTAAACTTAGTAAATCTTTTGATGGATTCACTTTTTGAATAAATAGTTTTTAAACCAAGAGTATATTAATAATGTCATCTTTTAAAGTAAATGGAACTGAAATTATAAATGACTCTCTTGAAGTTTCTAACATTACTGCTACTGAAGCAGAAGCAATTGCTGCTACAGTCAATAATAAAGTAATGAGCCCATTAAGGGTAAAGCAAGCAATCGAAGGAGGGAACATTAGCGTGATTAAATCGATACAGAGATTTAGCCTTGATATGGGCGAATACACTTGGCCTGATAATGGTCAAACATACTTTACTTGGGGTGCGTCTTCTAATTCAACTGGATTTTCATATAATGTTCCTAGTGGTACTATGTCAGTATCCTCTCCAGGCCCTGTTGCAACATATTGTTTCATTAATCTTGCACAGTCTGTAGATCTTAGAAAGAGTTTCATTAATATTTCTTTTTCTGGATCTCCTGGTCATGATGGTTGCATGGCAAGACTTTATAACAGTGGTGGTTTCAGTGGATCTGCAGTCCAACTTAAGACTTCGGATTGGATTCCAAAAACTAATTTCTTCCTTAACAATAATCAGGAACCAGCTATAACCTGCGAAATTATTGAATATAATTGATGCCCTTGACAGACCTCTGATCATATAGTAATATTAAACCAAACCTGATACACTTATTATGTCTCGTAAGCAAGTAAACACTGATGCATATCTTGAGTTTGTAGATGCCGTTACATCTCAACCTAGTAAAAATGCAGATGCTTTTGAGTATCGTATTTCTGAATTAAGGGGAGAGGGATTTGAAACTTGGAGACTTCTTACTGCTGCTGTAGGAATGTCTGCAGAGGCAGGTGAGTTTACCGAAGTTGTGAAAAAAATTATCTTCCAGGGTAAACCTGTCAATGAAGAAAATATGTTTCATCTAAAACGTGAACTGGGTGACATTATGTGGTATGTTGCTCAGGCATGTATGGGACTTAATATTTCACTTGATGAGGTTATTGAAATGAATGTGGACAAACTTAAGTCTAGATACCCTGGTGGAGAGTTTGATGTTCACTATTCAGAAAATCGCAAAGAAGGAGATCTATGACCAAAAAATCAAAGAAGAATTCAAAGGGTGATACTTTTGAGTGGGAAGAGACCGAAGAAATGCGTAAAGCAGTAGAAAGATTGCATCAAAATATTCGTGAACTTGAAAAGAAAAATGCACCCGATTATGGAGTTGGTAAATGAAACTACTTACACTTGAAGATTATCAAAAGGCAGGAGAAACATTCTGGCCTAAGTATTGGTACGTTGCCAAAGAACTTGGAGAGGATGCTAAACCTGAACAGGTTCTCAAAGTAATGGAAGCAGTTGGTGGACTTGCACTTAAACTTGCACTAGAAGAAAAGGAAGGTCCTTTTGGTTTTAATAAAAAAAATGATACGGTAAGTTCTGATGAGTGTTGAGAAGCAATATACTAAAGAACATCCTGAGATTGCTGAAGTAAAATGGATCGATGATGCATTTTATGTTGAAAAAACAAAATTTCTTTGGAAGAGTGTTCGTAAAGATACTGGAAAAGATTTTTTATTTGGACCAACTGAAGAAAGCGTTCTTGAAATGACAAGATGGCATTTAAAGCATGAGCAAGAAGGAACTCTGCATCTTTATAGTAAGGTTGTAGGAAACGCAGTTATTGATGGAAAACTTTAAATTATAAATAACCCCCCTCCCTGGGGGTTTTTTATTGTCTAAATATAATATAAGTAACACTTTTTACAAAAAAGTTAATGAAGAATTTTTCTCAATTTATATCAGAAGCTTCAAATTCCTTAGCAAAATTTAACGCCAAAAGACTAGGATTAACTAGTGATGGAAAGGGTGGTTGGTATAATAAAAAAGGAGAATTTACTGCCAAGACAGAGGGTGGTAATTTGAAGTTTTATGATCAGAATCAACAACTAGGAAAAGATCCTGATCAAGTACATGCTGTTAGCCCTAAGGCACAGCAGAGAGTTGCTGCATTAAAGAAGTCTAGTCAAGTCAGAGAAGATTATATAAATCATATTATTTTTAATGAGAATGATATGGTTCGTAGAACTAGTGATGGATTAATTGGTAGAATTATTAGAAGAGGTGCTAATCACTTAATTTGTGTTACTGAGGATGATGAGATGTTCAAGTCATGGATACATGATCTTGAAGAATGGACTGATATATCTGGAGTACCTGCAGAGAATCGAGAGATAGGTACAGACGACTTAGTTAAGTATACTATGAAGTTAACTCATACTAAGAAAATTCAAAATATGATAAATAAATATAAGAAAAGTACTAAAAGTAGTTAAAATGTTGTCCCATATTGTTTCTGATTTGCACGAATCTTACGTTAATGAGGTTATCAAACCTCAATTAGGTGGAGGAGAGTCTAAACCAGGTGGAGGAGATCGTCCTGGAGAAGATGGATCTGAAAAGAAAGTCCGTCAAGCAGTTTACGATATTAGATATCGTGCAAGAAGAGAGAATGTACCTATTGAGTCTGCTTATAATCAATACATGGCACACTCTTCACTCTCTAGTAGTGAGAAGGCAATCGTAAAGGAGAAACTAGGTCTCTCTAGACCATCTGGTGGTGGCGGAGATACTCAGAAAGAAGAAACTGAGATTGATGAGGCATCCATGCCTGAGTTCTCAAGTAGAAATAAGTCTGGACAATCTTCTGGATCAAAAGGTAAGTATAAGGTCAGAGTAACTGATAAACTATCTGGTAAAACTTATGTTAGATATGCTACCAGAGCAAAAATTACTTCGTTAAGAAACAATCCAAACATCTCTTCTGTTGAGATGACTTCATATGGTGAACCTTATGAAGGTGAGAGATCTAAAGGATCAAGCACTGCAAAGGCAACTGCTGGCAAGGGATTAGATCCTGTAGGTAAGGAAGATGGTGATGTTAATAACGATGGTAAGAAAGATAATACTGATAAGTATCTTTTAAATCGTCGTAAGACTATTGGTAAAGCAATTGCCAAAGGTGATAAGAAAGAATCATTTGAACTTGAAGTTCCTGATAAAGACCTTGGGAAACTTGCTAAGAAAGCATCCAAGAGAGTTGACACTAATGTAAGTGGTCACGTTAATAAGAAAGATAAGTCAATGGGTGAGTATGGTGAGTTTGTTCCTTCACCTGATGGTAAAAAGAAAGTTGTAACTAAGATTGGTGAAAGTGCTATTGGAGATAGAGCAAAGAAGGTAGTTGATTCTCAAAGAAGAGGATATCATGGGGACTCTGATGAAGTTCAAGACATTTTGAAAAAAACTGAAAAAGCAGTTCTTGACGCTAAAAAATCTGCTAGAATTCCAAAGTATGGAAAAGTCACTCCTTCTATGCCTACAGAATCTTTTTCTGATTGGAGAAATGATTTAAAAGAAATTATTACTTTTGAGGAGGAAACCCCCGAAAAAAAGTATAAGGAAAAAGTTAATAACAATAGTAAAATTAAAATAAATCCTGAATTAAAAACAGAAGCAAAAGATGATTCATATCTTGAGACTGATATGAAGAAGCGTCAGAAAAATAATGAGAAGGCACGTAAGGACATGGAGAAAATGGGTACTAAAATGAAGAACCCCCATTTTGAAGATATGCGTAATGCTCCCTCCATCAAAGATGCAAAACCTAGAACAAAAACAAATGTAAAGTATTATCCTAAACTTGGGTATGCTCCAACAGTAAAGGAAGGTGATTCTGCTTTTGATAAAGTTCGCTCTGATATCATTAAGAAGCATGGTGCCGCTGCTTTAGTAGGAACACCTGAGAATAAAGCAGCATCAGAAAAAAGAAAGAAGGAAGCAGAGGCCAGAAAGGCAAAGATGAAACCAACTTCTGATACTAGAAGTGATTCTGAAAAGATGGCAGATGCTTATGCATCAAGAGATGTAAATGGAAAATTGAGAAGAGGTGCAGGTGGAGGAATCAAAGCGGACTGAATCATGCCAGCAGTCTCCAAAGCG